AGAATCCTTCATTAATCTGCCATTTGGCATATAATGATAACCAGCAGGTGCTTTTTTCTTTCTAGCTCCTCTTAATTTACCATCTATTTGCTGTGTCATACTTGATCTTGATATTGCCATTATATTAAATCTATTGCCTTTCCTATTACAGGTTTATATTTAGTTTTACCGTCTTCTTTAAAAGCTCGCAAGAATTGTTTTCTTCCTTTTTCAGGAATATACGATACATGGCACCATCCGCTATTAGGTTCTCCAGGAACATAGAATTCTAAAATCATTTGATCAAAATCTAAGTTTTGATAAATCCAATCACAAACCTCAGCGTTATCTTTACCTGGGCATTCAAAATCAACAGCCTCAGCTTTACAATGTTGACTTGTAATTGAGCTATTAATTTTTAAACAAAGCTCAGGGGAACGAAATCCACTAGTCACGCTTACAGGACCGAAGTGATCTCGTACAGGTTGAAGTATATTTTCACAAAGTAATTTTAATTTTTCTATTTGATTAGAATTAGGTTCGTTAGGTATACCAAATCTTACGGCTACATCTGATTTTGTTAATTCTTGAAGAGTAAAATTACGAGATAGATTCATTTTGGAAAATAATTTAAGTTAATTAAAAGTCTTCTGTTTTCATCAGTTTGACTAACCATCCTATGTTTTAATTTACAATTAAAAACAACAATTTTATTTGGCTCTGAGTATACTTTAGTTTTTTCATCGTTGTCAAACTCTGTGTATCCATTATTTTTATTTAAATAGTATATTGCAGTTAGTGCTTCATCATAAGTATAATCATTATGAAATTCACTAAAATATTGTTTATCCAACTTAATATTTAAATTAGCTCTAATATTAATTAAAGGACCTGCATTAAGTTTGTCTAATAAAGACTCCATAAGAGCAAAAGCATCAGACGTTATTCTATTATCATGAAATAAAGCATGACTAAAAAACCCTCTATCATCATTAGAGGATGAGGTAATCATTTTTGGTTGATAAAACCAAGCTGTGTTAATATCCATAAAAAAATTTTTTATATTTTCAAAATTTTGTTTATCTAAAACACCTTTAAAAATTTGAGGTTTCATTATTCTTTTGTTAAGTTTGAGTTTGGTATTCTTAAATCATAATTAAAAGAAATAATAGTCTTATTTTTACTAGAGGTATTTACAGGTGCTCTATGAATAATAAATGATGGAAAGCTTATAATATCACCTTCCTCAACATCTATGAAAAATTTATCTTTTAAGCTACAAGGATATAAAAATTGTGTTGGTGGATTTTCTTTTTTATTAAACTCTAAATAATATACTCCTGTATAATTAAAACCGTGTGAATGCCAGCCATGTTTACCTTGTGTTTGATATTGTTGAAACCACACATGCTCTAAAGCAATTTCAGTAAAACCAATAGACTTAGCCATATCTAAAAGTGTTTCATACAATGGTTGCTGTATAATCTTAAACCATTCTCTATCAGGATCATTTGCTTTAAACCAATCAACTTTGTGAATGTTATCATTAATATAATCATCTTTTTGAGACCATTCATTAAATGAATTGTTATTAATAATATTTAATATCTGTTCTTTAATTTTAGAATGTCTTTTTAACTTACTTTTTAAAATAGGTACTTCTACTTTATTCATTAATTTGTAAACTCTACCCAACCATTTATCATATATTTAACTCCTTTCAATGGTGGATTTCCTCTATGTGTATGTGTAAAATAAGCTGGACAAATTACAATAGTACCTGTTTTAGGTTTTACTCTTAAACTTTGATATAAAAATTCTGTTTCCCCACCTTCTTCAACATCATTTAAATACATCATACATAACAAAGCTCTTCTAGATGTTGCAACACTTGCATTTTCACAATGCCAGATATGATAACCTTCTCCTGGTACTGTTTTTTGTATCTTAACATCTGAATTTAATTTATGAACATCTAAATTATTCATAACATCATATTTTTTTTTGTAAATTTCATAAGTTTTATTTAAGTTATCTATAAAACCTTTTAAGATATTTTGATTAATCCTCATAAGTAATGAATCGCCCTCATTAATCATTGGATATATTTTATTATCTTTTAGAGTTGAGTTTATTTCTTCAAATTCTTTTCTCGAAACAGTAAGATTTAATTCATCAAGATTATCAAAATGTTCTATGATTTTTTGACATTCTTCTTGTGTTGCTACATTATGAAATATACCTATAAAGTCTTTAAATTCTGCTTGCATGACTGTCTCCATTCGCATTCTTCATACTCATTGTTATAATCATATTCTTGAAAAGATCCAGCATTAAGAGGTGTCATTTTTATTTAGAATGTATTATCTTTTCTATTCTTTTTATACCAAATTTATCTACATATGTCTCAGCTTCAACTTCACCACACATAACTCTTGAATTACCACCTTCTGGTGTGTTTCTTTCAATTATTCTTTTTGTTTTCAAACAATCATACATTGAGTTTTTTGGTGAATGCTCAATTAATTCTGCTCCTAAAAACATACAAAGTGCTATTATTCTTTCTATCATTAGTGCTTACCATTACCGTTACCATTTCCAAACTTAATATCTCTTGTTGAGTCTTTTAATTTTTCAACATCTTTTTTAAGTTTTTCTATTTCTTTTTCGTGTTGTTCTAACATTACATTGGTATGTAAATTTTCTTCTAAAATTTTTTGTACTTTTTCTAATTGTTTAGCCTGCCATTCCAATAACATAAACTGTTCTTGGTCAATTGGTTTTTGCACGCTTGCCTCTAGTAAATCTTTTTCAAAAAGCTTATTTCTTGTTTCAAGTTGATTAAGTCTTTCGATAACGCCAAATGCAAACCAGGCACCGACCACAATGGCTCCGATTAAACCAATTAAGTTACGTAACGGAAGACCGATAGATGTATTGTCTGAAATCTTTACTGACATGATAAGCACTCATCAGAATTTGAATCTAATTCTGCTAGTGCTTCTTCTTTGCAATCTTGGCTACAAAAAAGATCTAATTCATCTTTAGGTTCAAAGTTTTTATTACACTGTTTACATTCTTTTTTCATTACACAATTATAGCAATGATTAGAATAACTCCAACAGCTATCACAACTTTTTTGTGCTCAACCCAATAGTGTTTTGCTTCATCAATTATCTTTTTCATAGTCTCCTCCAATTTTATAAATAAATTATCTACAGATTTAAAAAAATTATAAAAAAATTTATCTAACATTTTACTATGGGCGAGTATATCACAACTCGCCCAAGGTGTAATTACTAATGAATTAATACAAGCAACCAAATAGTCATAATAATACCTAAAGATATTAATGCGATCTGATTATTATTTATTTTCATTACTTAACTTGAATGTCTTTTATTTCAATTTCTTCTGGTTCTTGAACACCTAATTTTACAGACAAAACTCCATCTTTCATTTCAGCTTCATTTACCACTACATCTTTATGTAATTGAAATTGTTTAAAGAACTTTCTAAATGCTAGTCCTTTTTCGATATAATCTTTTTCAGAATCATTTACTTGTCCTGATACAGATAAAATACCATCTTTGTATTGAACTTTAACATTCTTTTTATTAAAGCCTGCAAGTCCTAATTCAAGACCGTATTCTCCTTTACCGTATTTAACTACATTATAGAAAGGAAACGATTGTACTTTTGACCAATTATCAAAAATTGAATCAAATGAATCACCAAACATTTTATCTGTTTGATTCCAAACGTCTTTATTAAATTTATTGATTAAATCTAGTGCTGTCATATTATCCTCCTTTGATTAAGCAAGTTTAATCGGCCACATTTCTGTGCACCTATTATTATTATAGTTATGATTTTTTAAATTACAAGTGCTAGCACTTCCATCTTCTTCTAGCTTGTCTTAATCTTGAATTTGGATCCTTTGCAGCTTTTGGAAACATCTTCATTTGTCCTGCTGATCTAGCGCAAAAAGATTTTCTTCTTTTGGCATCTTTAGATCCTTTTTTAACTTTACCTGTTACTGCTGTCTTTAATTTAGAACCTGGATTCATTCTACGATAAGCTTTAACTCCAGCTTGAGTCATACCTGCACCAGATTTTGTAGGTCTAAAATTCTTTTTGTTACGCGCAGGCATTCCACCTTTTGCGTAACCCTCGATCTCTATACCTAAATCAGCATAGTAATCCATAGACACCTACGCTGTTAAATTAGGTCCTGAATATTTATCAGTTAACAAAGTATAAGCTGCAATATTTGTTTTAGTTTTGCAGTAAATACCTTTTGGAAAAAGAATTCCATCTTCAGGAAAAGAAAAGTTAACAACATCACCTGAAGGTACATCACCGATAAAAAGTGTATCTCCTGAATTTGAAGTTGTTGTTAATTCTAATACTCCTGCACCAACCGCATCTGATGCAATGATAATTCCTCTTAATCTAATTGGTTGTGCAATGATAGCTGTTGCTCCTGCC